GTCTCGGTGCCCCACTCGAACTCGTCGCTCATTCCTTGCTCCTCTTGGATGTCCAGTACCGTGTGTATTGCACAGGTGGGGCAGCGTGGACCTCGCTTGGCCAGATCGACTGCCACGATGTGCGAGAGGGAAGGATCCTGGGCGGCGGCTTCTTCCAGCGCTCGAAGGGTCTTCTCCGGCTCGAACGCCAGGCCACAACCGTCAGCTGAGCAACGGACCGTCACCTTGTGCTCCTTCCCTCTCTATGTTCAAGTATAGTGGACTTGCGTGCCGAAATCAAGCGTGAAAACCAGGGTTTTACGTCGATTTACGGTTGGATCGCGCTCGGGCAACACATATGTCACGACTCACACGAACCAACCGTAAATCGGTTTAGAGCGTGTTGACGATGGCTACCGCGATGTGTCCCAGCAGGTACACGACGCTGAACAGCAGGATGCCGACGTACACGCAGCCGATCTCGGTCTTCGGCTTCACTTGCCGCCCTCCGGCTTCTTCGGCTGCACCTTGCGCTGCTCTGGACCGGGTTTGGGTTGTACACCCTTCCGGTTCTTCCACGCCGGCTGCTCCTTACCGGGAGCATCCCGCATGAATCGGTCGTCGCCACGACCCAGGTCGTTGTCCTTCGGCACGAGTCACCGCCTCCCGAAGAGGAGCCAGAGCACGATCAGTGCGACGATCGCGATGCCGATGTACATCGCCCACTGGCTACCGGAGTCACACACTCCCTGTGCGTTCGGCGTGCAGGCCATCAGCCCTTGCCTCCGTCCGGTGTGCCGCCACGGTGCGGACCGTGAAGCTGTCGGCTGATCTCCGTACCGTTCGTCTTCCGCAGCATCTCGACGCGCTTCTGGTGCGCGACGTTCTTGAGCTGCTTCGCACCGTCGGTCATGTTCCCTGCGGGTTCCGGACCCGGTTCGCGCGCTCGCCCCAGACCGAATGGCATTAGTCCCTCCCGAGTACGATGGTGTCGGTGCTCCTTGCGGAGCCGAAGATGGAACCGACCACTGTCGGGTCCTGTGGTTGAGGGTAGTACTCCTTCACCGACTTGATGCGAACTCGCTCCGCGTGTTCCGCCCAGCCGGTGTTGTCCAGTAGCACGTATGAGGTGTTCGTCCGCGCGGTCTCCTTGAACGCTTCGAGGTCCTCCTGCGTCTCGAACTCGACGAGCAGAGTGTAGGCCATCACACGATCCTCTCGACGTGAAGTCGGTAGACCCGGTCGCCGTTGTACGTGAACTCGAGTGTCGCTTCCGCGGTGTCCTGCACGTTGCTGAACTCCGTGCTGAGCACGGCCTCCAGAACCTCCATCGTGGCCTCGTCGACCCCGTCGAACTCCATCAGTCCATCCACCTCCTGTACCGCTCCCAGTCACGACGGACCCGCGCACGGCGAATCCGCCATCTGCACCACCAGAGGAACGCCGCCACACCGACGGCGAACCAAAACGCGGTCATCCGTTCTGCTCCTTCCGCTTCTGCAGGAACGGCCACAGCAGGATCATCGCACCGAGCAGAACTGCGACGCCGAGCTGAACGACCGTCGGCATGTCGTGTCGCGGTTCCTCGTCCTTGTCGACGTGATCGTCCCAGTAGCCGAACATGTCGTCGTCGTTGGTGAAGCTCACTTGCCACCCATCTTCTTCTTCGTCGCGTTGGGGTCCTTGGCCTTGTCGACCTGCGTCTTGATCCACGAGGAGTCCCGCATCCGCTGGTTCTGACGCTGCGACTTCCCGTGCGGGTAACCCTCGTGCTGTTGCTTGGCCACTCAGTTCCTCCGCGTCGGAACGTGCTCCGCGTTGGCTATGTCGAGCACCGACATCACTCCCTGATCCGAGAGCAGAGACCGGGTGTCGCACCTGGAGCCGTCCGATGTGTGGACGACAACCTGTACGTGCTGTCGCTCACCGTTCAGCACCCCCATCGGCTTCGCCCAGAACTTAACCCCGACCTTGTGGTAACACCGCACCCTGTGCGACATCGTCAGTCCTCCCTGATCCAGATCGTGTTCGTTTCCGGCTTCTTGCGGTACACTGCCTGGACGTGGCCGGTGACTAGTGTCGGGAGCAACGTGATGAACTCGTCCGCTTCCGCGTCGTCCTCAAACTCGACCACGATCCTCTTCGTCATCGTCGATGCTCCTCAGTCGCAGTTGCACGAACCGGACGTGGACTTCTTGGTGAAGCACGTTCCGCACGTCTCGTGCTTCTGGTACAGCTTCTGGTAGTCGACACCCTCGACGAAGTCCTCTGCCGTCACTCCGTCCGAGAACCACGTCTTGCGGCGGTCGATCTCGTTCCCCAGCTGTGCCAACCTCACCGCGTTGATCGCACCACCGTTCGGCAGCGGCTCGTAGGTGAAGACGTTCGTCATGTCGATCCTGATGTTGGCCACTGCAGCCTCCGTGGTGAGTTGGTTTTGGTTGCTCACTACTTATAGTATATGGTGACCAACACCGTTTTGATAAGGGGATCGCCGAAAAATCTCCCAGGAATTTTTGTCAGAGTACCGCCGGATACGTGTCGGTCTGCACGCGTTGGTCACGACGTGTGATCGCCTCGAACCAGTGAGTGTCCGTACGACGATCGTCCATCTGGTGGACGATGATCTTACCGTTCTCCCAGCAATACACGTTCCAGATGCGATATCCCTCCACGATCTGGATGGCGGTGAACGACATGTCGCGGTCTTTGACGATCACGACGTCGTTCGTCACCCCGGTCATGACTTCTCCTTCGCCGTTGGGTGGAGCCACTCCTTGCACTTTCGCATGCACTCCTGCTCCGTCTCGGACAGGTGCTCCGTAGCGTACAGCTCACGACGAGTGTACCAGTACGTGAGCCCAGTGACGACGTAGTCCGGTGCGTTGCTCCGAACGAATGCGTCCTGTTCGTGCGTCTCGAGCTCAGAGACTCGCGCGTTGGCGTGGATACCCCGCTGCATCATCTCGAGCCACGCTTCGGCTTGGCCCGGAGTCTCGAACTCGACCAGGAACCGTTCGGTCATCCCTCGACCACCTTCACCTTCGGGAAGTACCAGATCGTGGCGTACCCCATGCGGTCCTGCAGCACCTTCTGCTGCATCGCTTCCGCCAGCTCGTCCCACGCGTTGGTCGACTCGTCCGACTGCCGGTACTGGCAACCCAGCCAGAACTGGAGCTTCAGCAGCTCCTCGAGCGTGATGACCAACCCCAGACACGTGTCGTCGTACATCGCTCGGCCGGAGTACTGCGTCCTCATCTGCTCGTCGGGCTCGATGTCGCACTCGTACAGCGCGTCACGCAGAACCTGCTCCTCAATCTCGTACTGGGGCATCGTCCACTCCTTTTGCCGGATTTGTTTGCCGTCACTAATATTATATGGTGACATCCACCGTTTCGATAAGGTGATGCGTGGAAAGACCCCCAACCAATTTACGGGCGGTCAGATCCGCGCAACGTATTTATGTTGCCCATGTCACGATCTCGACGTATACGACGAATTAGCGGTTGAGAGTTGCGGCTACTTCTTCGGTTCAGGCCGGAACCACCATTCAGAACGCACCATCGACCAGTGTCTGATCTCGTTGCGGCAGTATTGGGCGATTTCCTCCTTCGCCTGGCCCCATGTCTGAGCCTCCTCATCGAGTGAGTCAGCTTCGACGATCTCCGGGTAGCTCACGTCTCGCCAGTCTACTCTCCACTTGCCCGTCATGCTAGTCTACCACCCCGAGTGCCTGCAGACTCGTACCGATGGTAAGTGTCCACTCGCTCGGGTTGGTGATCCCGAAGCCTCCTCCGCCTTCGAACTCCACGTCGACTCCTCCGGGTGTGTCACTAACCACGTTCACGACACCCCAGAACTTGACCTCCAGAGGTGTCATCGCCCATCGCTTCGCGACGACAGCCTTCCCACCAGATTGGCGTAGTCCGCTGCAACCATCACGTTACTGTCCCCTCACGCGAATCTGTCCGTACGTGACCTTCCGGCCACGGCACACCCACTGATCCCACTTCTTCAGCTCGAGTCCCGGAATGAGTCCTTCGACAGCAAGCTCCTTCGAGCGGTTGCAGAACGTCCACTTGTTGACGGGTGCCATGCCACACTCCGACGTCCACGCCTGGTACGGGACGTAGAACGACGAGAGCGGAATCTTGCGGAGTTCCGCATCCTCACCTGTGCACTCCAGCCAGAACCCGTACACGCTGTCGCTTCGCTGCCGGAAGTCGTTCTTGGCATCCTTCAACGACGTCTCGGTACCGAACTGTCCGGCCTTCACCAGCGACTGCCAACCTTCGACACTTCGCTTCAGCCACGCGGAACGGTTTTGCACAGGTGCGAGGAGAGCCATGTGTGCATTGAGGCGTGTCTCCGCGTTCTCCGGTGTGAACTTCCGGTGGTCCTGTCGAACAGGGATCACCAACCACCGGTCGTAGAACGCTTCGTCGGTCACACCAACACGTGGGACGTCGTTCATCGCGAAGGCGAGCTTGCAGAACAGAACACCCTCGCCACCCTTCTCGAACTTCTGCTCGATGGTGATGGTGTCGCCAGATGCGATCTTCTTCAGGAGGTTGATCTTCCGAACGGGCTTCTCGTATGCTGCGTCACCGTCGATGTTGAGCAGCTTGCCAACCATGCTCGCTGTGGTGAACTGGTTTCCGCTTCCCGTCAAGTCGTCCATCGACACCGCGGAGCAGTTCTGCGGTCCCAGAAAGAACTCCATCGCCTTCAGCAGTGTGGACTTACCCGTTCGCCTTGGACCCACCAGTGCTAGAATGGCGCGATACGGCAACGGCAGGTCTGTCAGCAGGCAGTACCCACAGAACCGCCACCATGTGTCGATGGCATCGTCTGGTAGGATCTGCGCAACGAACTCGTCGACTGCCTTCGTGTCAGCGTCCGGGTCCCAACGTGCGTTGATCTGGAACAACGTCCGGTACGCTGCAGTGTGAACGGTCAGCTCTCCCGTTGACAGATCCAGCATGCCGTTCTGCACGTTCACCAGACCTGTTGGTGGCAGGCTGTTGAACTCCACGTGCGGTGTCAGGTACCTGCGCACAGCCTCGGGGGCTTCAGACTTCCACTTGTCCTGCATCATCGCCTGGATCGCCAAGTCGATGAAGTGATCCGCTCTGGCGTAGTACCCCTGGTCCGGGTCGTAGTGGTACCAGTTGCCCAGGTGCTTCAGCAGATGGTGCTCTGCGAGCAGCTTCCGTCCCATATCCGCAACGTTGGTCATCGGCTGTTCGCTGAAGACCGACACTGCCTGTGCAGTCGTCTGGATGACGTAAGAGTCCCGGTAACCCGTCGTCCGGAACTTGCTGCCGGAGAACCACGTCGGGTGAGTCAGGACGGTGTAGATGGCATCCGGACCCAGCTTCAGTCGCAGAAGCTCGTTGGCGATGTAAAAGTCGTTCGCACTACGGTCGACTCGACCGCCATGCTTCAGTGCAGCACCCGCTTCTCGTGCGGAGTCCTCCGTCCAGATCCTCGCCCAAAGCTTCGGGTGTTCAGCTTGCAGCTGACCCTCGAAGCCAAGTGGCAACGGTCCAGGTTGCAGATCCGACAGAATGTCGCCACGCTCTAGTGGCGTCAGTTCCGCTTCACCAAAGTCGTCCAGACTGTGGACTCGCCGTGTGTACTGGTACCCACTCGCCCACTGTGCATCCGGTTTGGTGTTCTTCGTCCCGGGTAGGCGCAGGATTCGTGCTACGTCAAAGCAGTCGTCACCGTCCAGCTGCAGGCCAAGCCACTTGTTGACGCGCTTGACTCGCTGCCAGTCCTCCGTCCAAGGGATCTTCCAAAAGGCGTAGAACCCTCTGCCAGAGAACTCAATCGCCGACACTGCGGGTGTGAACCGTTGCAGTTTGTCCAGCGTCTGCTCCTGCCAGCTTAGCAGGTCCGTCACACCATCCGGTGGGTCAATGTCCACGTGGCACAGTTGAGTGCCATACGTGTCCGTTTCCGCACCTCTGGAGTGCTCCTTCAGAATCGTGCTGCTCGAGATCACGCTGACCCGGGACCACGTGTCGTCTTCGGAACCAGCGTACATCTCTGCGATGCGGGTCAGGTCTCGCAGTGCGAACGTCTTCGTGGTGAACCGCTGTCCCACGAACTGATGCACAGTGAGGACGGAGTCCTCTGGGCTGCCTTCGTACCGGAAGCGTAGCGACTGCAGTAGTGCTTCGTGGTGTGTCGTCGTCATGCAGTCACCGCTTCTGCAGTCGCGTCTTGCCAGTCAGTGCGGAAGAACGCCTGGGTGGTTGTGTCCGGGCTACGGTCGTAGACGCGGAACAGTTCCTCCCGTTCTGTTGCGGACATCTCTCGCAAGTTGTGCTTCGAGTACAGCTCTGCTTCGCCCAGAGCGTACAGTTCGTCCAGGTACTTTCGTGCCTGCTGGATGCGCGAGAGCCACTTCGACTCCTTCGCGTACACGTCCAGAGACGCTTGGTACAGCTCCGACAGTTCCGTGCGCTGCTTGCGTAAAAGTTCGGCAACGATTCGATGTTGGGCTGGAGTCAGTCCTGGCTTCTTCGGCATGGGTTGTGCACCGTCCCTATGCTAGGTGGCTAAGTTAATTATATGTGACTTGCCCCGAAGAATCAAGCAGGACTTTTCGTCACTTCGGGGTTTTTGTCACAGAAGTCATGGGAAAGGGTATCTTCTTCATGTCGGAGATCCTGGTATCTGGAGACTGCCCCGGAGTAATCGATTGAGCCGCCAAACCGGGGGAAACTTGGTTGTATATAAGTCAAAAGCCCGGGGCACTTACCAGTTACCAGGTACCGAAGAAGTAGCCATCTTCCTGGTCGATGTGACTTGGTGAGAACTGGGGATCCCCCGAGGCGATCAACCATTGCAACTTCGGGTGAGTCCCATATCAGCCCCACCATCAAGCCTTTCCACGTGGTTGTGAAGCACGCATCAAGCACCAAAGTGGTGAAACGGGCCTCCACCTGTGCAACCTCGGTCGTCGGTCGTTGGTCCGGTGGGCCACCCCTGGCGGGCGCCGGGCCGCATGCCCCGGTTTTGGGCGTACCCGTGGCCCAGCTGGTGCTTAAGTTACTACACCTCGACCATTCCGTCGATGGGAATGGTCGACGAGACCAAAACGCTTGACGCGGTCGTCTTCTTGGTTGCCAAGAGATTGGACCCTCAAGTGTCGGGCACCCGGGGTGCACGTTTGCTACATTCGAACAGTCGACGTAAACCCTGGGGAAACACCGGCCATACGACAGTATACGCCGAGAACTAGCCCCAGGGGTAGACTTTACATTGACCCAAGTCGACCCGTACCGTATACGACGAATTAGCGTTGATGCGCACATAGTGTTCCCTCGTCGGGATGGTCGCAGAACATGCGAAACGGACCCCGAAGGGACCGTTCCGGTTTCGGTGTTACTCAGAACCCCAGGAGTCGATTCCCGACGTACTCCAACTCATCCCACTTGGGGTCCCAGTTGATGTTCCCGTACTGATCGATGAGGTACCATCCGGTGGGCCCACTGCAAACGATGGCGGGTCGACCCTCCGGGTCGTCTACCTCGTCCCGGTCTCGGACTACGTTCCCGTTGTGATACTTCGGCGCTTCGGACATCAGCGGACCACCGATCCGTTCTCGTCAACGATCTGGATGTCGACCACCATGTTCAGCTCCTGGTACATCCCCGTCGTGAGCTCGGCGAAGATCTTCCGGGCTTCGGAAAGGTCACCCGTTGCGTGAATGGTCAACCATCCCCCGTAGGAGCACATCGAAACTGGACGGGCCTTCAGTTGGATCTCGAACATCGTACCTCCAAGTGTCTTTGCTGCCAAAAGGTCCACCCCCGGGAGTGTTGGGAGTGGACCCTTCAGCTAGTGTGATGTGGGAATCACACCGTCAGGGGTTCGACCGAAGTCGGAAGCACCATCTTCTTGTACTGCCGACCCTCCGGGCGAAGCTTGCCGTTCGCGAAGGTCTTGAGGACCACCCAGAGGTACTTCACGTTCTGGTAGGTCTCCTCCCCGACCACCTCAGCAACGTTTCCCTTCCAGTCCGTCCTCACCATCGTGACGACGTTGCACTTGAAGCTGTCTCGCTCGACGTCCGACAGGAGCTGAACCTCCTTGGAAACCTGCTGGGCCTTGGTCCTGCGAGTGGTGCGTGCCATCGTCCTGCTCCTGTCTGCTTGTTGTTATTGTTTTTCCCTATGTTTAATTATATGGTGACCGACCGGGGTTCTACAAGGGGTCTCACATTCTTTTTGTGGTAATTTATGTCGTGATGCTTCATGATGATCGCATGGTGGTATGGTCGGTGTACCGATGGTCGCATGGTGGTATGGTCGACGTGTCGATGGTTGGATGTGCGATCATCGGCCGCATGAATGATCGCGTACGGGTATGGTCGGTACGGTGTACCCCTACCCCCTACCCGTACGCAGGGTACCCCCTACCCGTATGCCGTTGTGGTGTGGGTGTGTGACGACGTACCGGTATGGTGTGGTCGTCGACGCCGACGCAACGCCTGTAGGGTTGGGTTTCAACCACTGCTGGGTGGGATAAACCCTGCGTGGATCTTTTGCACCCCACCTCGTTCCCCGCGGGGCCCCCGAACGCCGCAGTCGATACCTACCGTATCGCATACCTACCGGGACTCGTTCCGCGAACGTGTTGGGCCGGAAAAATTCCTCTCGAGGATCTTGAAAGACCCGCAGGGAACCACATATAATTGACACAGGAGGTGATCCAACCCATGGCCGTGGGCAAGGGTGGCTACAACGAGTCTACCCGCGACCCGCTTGAGTGGACGGATCACGAGCGAGGCGCACGACCGGAGACCCACAGAGGTCCGGGTGTACGCTTCTGCGAGGCGCACAAGTCGGACGGCTCGCAGTGCAAAGCCTTTGCGGTTAAGGGCAGTACTAAGTGTCACCACCACGGGAACGGTAGCCAGCCTGCGTTCGAGGCCAACATGCGTAGGCAGACCGTGGCCGCAGCAGACTATCTGGCGACGACGTACGGACGTCCGGTCGAGATCGAACCGGCGGAGGCACTGCTCGCAGAAGTCCATCGCACAGCGGGACACATCGCGTGGCTAGGCGAGAAGATCGCGCAGAGCGATCCAGCCAAGTTCGCGGACGAGATTTGGTACTACCGCAAGGCCGTTGACTCGAAGGCAGTGTACACGACGAACCAGATCCAGGCCATGGGTCCAGCGTTCGCTGGCGTGTGGACAGACCTGTACATGAAGGAGCGAGCACACCTGGTCAAGGTGTGCGAGGCCGCACTGCGTGCCGGTGTCGAGGAACGGCTTGTGAAGGTGGCGGAGCGTCAGGCTGACCAGATTGGCCTTGCCATCAGCCAGATGCTGCGGGAACTTGGCCTTGACCCAACGGACAGCCGTGTGCGGGACATCGCCTTCCGTGCACTGCAGCTAGCCAGTGGCGAGGTAGAGTACGTCGAAGGGACCGTGGTCCGATGACGATGCAACTTCCGCCGGCCAATGGCCATGATGGTGGCACCACTTCCAACACGACCTGGGTCTGCTGCTATGGTCCAACCTGCCAGGGAAAGACCATCTGGGGCTGGAACTGGAACGAGCCTCTGCCGGGAGACTACAACGCGGACGACTTGCTTCGCTGGTACAGTCAGTCGAGTCCACACTCACCCTGTGCATCCGGAAGTGCGTGTCCGTGGGGACCGACTGGAGCTGGTATGGGAGCGGTGAAGTAGTGACGTACCCGCGGCCGCAACGCAAGAGTGCGGCCGCATTGGCGGCGGAGAAGTACTTCGGCAAGTCGTTCTCGGAGGACCCCGTAGCGTGGGCCAGGACACTGAACCTGGGCACTGACGCACTGGGCCGCAAAGCGACGATCCAGCTGTGGTCTAAGCAGCAGGAGATCGCACGTTCGGTTGTAGAGAACCGCTACACCGCTGTCCGCAGTAGCCACGATGGTGGGAAGTCCTGGCTTGCGTCCTTCTTGACGTGCTGGTTCATCGAGTCTCACCCCATTGGTACTGCGATCGTAGTGACGAGTGCACCAAGCCAGCACCAGGTCGAGACCATTCTGTGGAGAGAGATCGAACGCCTGCACCGCAAGGCGGGGCTTACTGGTCGCATCAATATGGGCAACACGCCGGAATGGTGGTACCAGAAGCAGAAGCTGGCGTACGGTCGCAAGCCTGCGGACTACGATCAGGCGGTTTTCCAGGGGATTCACGACCCACACGTGCTGGTGATTCTGGACGAAGCCGGCGGCATCCCGCAGGCATTGTGGACCGCAGTCGACACACTGATGACGAACAAGGGTGCACACTGTCTGGTGATCGGTAACCCGGACGACCCGAACTCACACTTCAACAAGGTGTGTCAGCCCGGATCCGGCTGGAACGTCATCGAGATCGACGGGTTAAGGACACCTAACTTCACCGAGGAAGAGGTCCGAAAGTACCCGAAAGTCCACCAGTTCATGGTGGAAAACCGCATCCCGTTCTCGTCGGAGCACGTGAGTGACGCACTACGCGATGCACTTCTCTCTGTCGAGTGGGTTGCAGAGCGGCTTGACCGCTGGGGCGTCAAGCGAGAGATTCGGATCGACGAGAACGGTCGGGAATACCCGGAGTGGAAGACCACCCCCCTGTGGGAAGCGAAGGTCCGGGGTCGATTCAGCCTCGAGTCGTCGGACTACAACGTTATCCCACTCGGATGGGTGATTCAGGCTCAGCAGCGGTGGTACGAGCTGGGTTGTCCGACGGAAGAGGAGATGTCGATCCCGATTGCGGGTCGTAGGGTCTTCTCGTGCGACGTTGCCCGTGAGGGCGACGATGAAACGTGCGTGGTCACACGACAGGGTCACGCCGTGCTGAGCATTGAGCGCATCGGCAAGCAGGATACGATGACGACAGCCAACAAGCTGTCCAGGAAACTGCAGCATCCTCGATCTGTTGCAGTTGTGGACGTCGTCGGGGTCGGCGGTGGTGTTGTCGACCGGCTGCGAGAGCTGAAGAAGTCAGTCGTTGCGTTCAGTGCTGCAGCAGGCACGAAGTGGACGGACCGAACTGGGGAGTTCCACTTCCCGAACGTTCGCAGTGCCAGTTGGTGGAAGCTCCGGGAACTGCTGAACCCGGATGCTGGTGCTACTCTGGCATTGCCTCCGGACGACAACCTGACTGCGGACCTGACTGCACCGAAGTGGCGGCTTGGCTCGGGGATGTCTATCATCGTCGAGAAGAAGGAAGAGACCAAGAAGCGACTTGGGCGTAGCCCGGACACCGGTGACGCTGTAGTGATGAGCTTCTGGTACGGTGGTGGCGACTTAACCGTCGGTGGTTTCAACGACTACTTCGCCGTACCGTACGGAGGCTCCCACGCGAACGCGTTCGCTTGGGAAGGAAGTAGCTGGGAAGAAGTGCTGGACATCGGAGGGAGGTGACGCATGACAACGACGGAGCCCCGTCCAGTGATGGACCAGGAGCGCGGTACACCGTACGACGAGTACTCGAACGACGTCGTGTTCTCTCTCGAGAACAAGAACATCGTCGAGCTGTTCGACTACGGTCGGCCGACGCCACATGAGTTCAACAAGATGCTCGACCAGGATGGTGTAGCGCAGTCACTGCGGAAGGTGTTGCAGCAGCCCATCCTTGGTGCCGAGTGGGACATCGAGCCCACGGGTGAGAAGGAGATCGACGACGAAGTCCGGCATCAGCTGTTCGATCCGGGCGTGGACGGTGGAATGGAGACGAGCCTTCAGACCGTCATCAGTCAGATGACGGACGCCTTCATCAACCGTCGAGCCTACTTCGAGAAGGTGTGGGAACAGGACGGTGCGCGGGTCCAGCTGAAGAAGCTGGCGTGGCGACCGCCGGGTAGCTGCATCCTACTGCGCGATGCACAGAACGGCGACATGCGTGGGTTCAAGCAAGTCGCGTACCCCGTGTCGTTCGACGATCGTCGGAAGACGAAGGACGGGTACATCCCGATCCCACAGCAGTACTCCTTCGTGTATGTGCATGGCATCGAGCGCGACCCGGTACGTGGTACGAGCGACTTCGAGGTGCCGTACTGGTGCTGGACCACGAAGCAGAAGGTCCTGTACCTGTGGTTCACGTACCTCGAGTCCCAGTCGCTGCAGCGCACAATCCTCCGTGGCAAGGATGGCGAACAGGTTAAGCAGGCAGCACAGGCCGTCGCTGCGTTGCGGAACTCCGGCGTCGTAGGCATCCCGGAGGAGTGGGTGTCGAACATCGACATGATGAATCCGGGTGGTGGTTCTGCCTCCGCTCAGTTCAATGACGCCATCAAGTACCTGGACGGTCAGGCGAGCCGGTCTATGCTCGCTGGGTTCCTGGATCTGACCGGTCACGCTTCCTCTGGTGCGGGTAGCTATGCACTGTCCGTTAGCCAGTCTGACCTGTTCCTGCAGCTGTTGAAGGGCTACGCGGACGAACTTGCGGACGCGATGACCAACGACGTGCTGGTGGATATCGTCCGCTACAACTTCGGCAGACACGCTCCGGTACCCCGCTTTAAGTTCGGCGAGCTGACCGCGAAGCCGATCAAGGACGAGATCCAGATGCTGTCGCAACTGGCGGCTGCTTCGAACCTGAACGTGCCACTAGACTTCGTGCTCCAGCTGGTGATGAACGTCGGACACTCCTTCGGGATGGACCTCTCCCAACTGCAGGAAGCGATAGACCAGAAGATGGAGGAAGCTGCAACCGCACAGCGCACGGGTGAGCTTCAGAACATCGCTCAGCTAGCGGCTGTGGCTTCAACGGGGGCACAGGCAGTGATGCAAGCACAGCAACAGACAGCACCACCTGTGCAAACGGGTGCACCAACCCCGCAGGGAGAGTGAGATGGCCGCAACAGTCCTCGTACCGATCACGATCAGTCGTGCAGGTGTCGCGTACGCGACGCCCTCAGCCGCCGTCGACAGTGCCAACGGCAACTCGTTCGCGAACAGTGGCAACCAGTTCTTCGAGATCAAGGGTGCGACAGCGAGCTGCACGCTGACGTTCGCGTTCCCGAACACCGTAGACGGTCAGGCGGTCACGAAGCCGATCACGATTGCCTCGACGGACGACAAGTTCTTCGGTCCGTTCCCCGTCAGCATCTACGGCTCGACCGTCCAGATGTCGTGGTCGAACGCCAACCCGAAGATCCAGCTGTACCAGTTCGTCCCGAATCAGTGAGGTGACCGATGCCGGTCAACTGGCCGTGGCCCGAGTACGAACCCTCCCGATGTGATCGTCGACACCCGAAGTTGCAGGGTAAAGTCGGACGACCGCAGCGAGATCGCAAGAAGATCGCGGCATCTCGTAGAGCAGCACGCCGTAGCCGGTGAGAGGAGGAGATCGTGTCGTTTCCGAGTTCGGTGCACACCCGCCCTGTGCACGCTCAGTACTTCAAGGGCGACGGTACCCCCGAGACTGGCACGATCTCCTTCAAGGTCCCGTTCCCGATCCGGGACGAGAGTGGACACGTGCTGTTCGGTCCGTCAACGCTCCCTCCGATGACGTTGGACGGCACGGGTCAGGGCACGATTACCGTACCGACGTGCGACAACCCGAACAGTCTTCCAGTGGGCTGGTACTATGAGGTTACGTTCGACCTGTCGGAGCGTAGCGAGCGTGTGCTGATTCTGGTGCCGGATGCTGGTCAGCCGGGTCAGTTGGAGCTAGCAGATCTCGCTCCGGCGAGTGTTGCGCAGCAAGTTAACCAGTCGGACAGCACACCGGACGCGACGACGTCGGTGAAGGGGAAGCTGAAGCTCGCCAACGATCTTGGAGGTACCGCGGATGCGCCGACGACACCTGCAGCGAACGCGGCTGCCGCTGCTGCATCCTCAGCTGCTGCTGGAGCACTCTCCGCAGCAAACGCCGCCGGGTCGTTGGCGAGCAGTGCGTCAACCACTGCCGCGGCCGCTCTGGCGGCGGCCAACGCTGCGATCCCGGAAGCCGTCGTCACCGCCAAGGGAGACCTTCTCCTGGCTAGTGGGTCTGGGGTTGTTGCACCTCTTCACGTTGGTAGCAACAATCAGGTCCTTACGACGGACAGCACCCAGACGCTTGGGGTCAAGTGGGCACCGGCTGCTAGCGGAGGAAGCGCAACCAACGTTCCAGAGCCCGGGTTCTACGGTCTGAAGTCCTTCTCCGGTGACCCACAGTGGATGCAGAACGTCCAGTCCGTGTTCTCGAACACGACGTGGTACGCTGCCGTCCCTGTGCAGCCCGGGATGGTGATCACGAACCTGTGGGTCGCGAACTGCGCTGCGGGTACCTACGACGGGACGTCGACCAACAACCAGATCGGACTCTACAACCTCTCGGGAGTGCAGCAAGGTGCTACTCCGGACACGCCAACGTTGTGGAATACCATTGGCTGGCGTGGTGGTGTGATGGCGAGTGGCTTCACGTACACCGTGGGTGTTGGAGAGTTCTACGTCTACGTCATGGGACTGATGCGAGGGTACAGCAACGTCGCACTTGCGTTCCCACCCGGTTGTGCGGATACGCACTCACCGTTTTCCGCACTCGGCCCTGCTCAGACGAAGGCGAGAGCTGGATACGGAGCGGGTAGTGCGTTGCCCAGCTCCTTCGATCCGACCGCGTACGGTACGAAGTCCGGCTTCATGTTCCTCTGCGGGGTGAGTTGATGTCCGCGAAAACCGGGTTCTATTCGACACATCATCACCCACTGGGTACGCAGGGATTGTGGCACCACCAGGGTTGGCAGTTACCGGCGTACATCCAGAACGTCGCCAAGGGGATGATGGAGTCCGGCATGGATCGCGAGTCCGCGATCGTGGAGGCCATCGGGACGGTGAGACGTTGGGCTACGGGTGGTGGGAACGTCCATCCTGAGGTGCGTGCCGCTGCTGCTAAGGCGATTGCGGAATGGGACGCACTGAAGGCGTCGACACACTCGAATGTGTGGGAGGAGGTGACGGAGTTGGCAACACCGACTGCGGAGATGAGGCAGAACGCACTGAAGAAGGGTGCAGCACTACCGCCTGCGGCGGGTAGTAGCTCGAACGAAGCGCGGTTCCCGCTCACGAACCGGAAGCTGGCATCTGACGCTGTCAAGATGGTGCAGCTAGCCAAACCGGAATCGCAGCAGCCGATGATTCGCCGGTGGCTGATGAAGCAGCTGCGAGCTAAGGGGTGGGCTGACCTGATCCCGAGCGCGTGGAACGCCGATGGCACGACGGGTGGTAGCAGTGGGTCGAGTGACGGTCCGCCGATGTCGTCGAAGTCCGCTCAGGCGTATGCCCACATCAGGGAGGACCGGCCGGACCTCGCACTCCCGCTAGTGGTCGAACTCGCGAACACGGCACCGACGGAGATGCACAGGTACTTCTGGAGCTGTGTCGCAGTCACCACCGCGAAGCTCGCAGCGGGAAAAGACTGACGGGTCAGGACGAGCCCCTAGAACTCGTTCGCACCGTTAGGACCGCCGCGGGTGTTGCGCGATACCACCTGCCGATCGGTTCGCCGATTGTTGGTCACCCGTATGTGCCCCATCCGAGAGTCTCTACGGGTAGTACGAAGCGTGTCGCTGAGACGATCACGCCCAGGGTTCGTAGCGACGGTGGTGAGTACGGTGCGCGCGGAGCACCTACCGGCGGACGGCGTCGACGGAACATCAACTGGCCGAACAACCTGCCCGGTGGCGGACTCGGTGGTCTGGGTGGTAGCAAGCAACAGAAGGGCAACCCAGCCAACACCAACTACCGCAAGGTGGCGGTGAAGAAGCCGCCGGGCGGTGCCGGCGGTAAACCGAAGGGTACGGGTTCTGCCACTAAGGGAAAGAGTGCCGCACAACTTGCAGCAGCTCAGAAGCGTGCTCAAGCTGCGCAGGCCGCGGCGCTGAAGAAGGCGCAGGAGGAGCAAGCTCGACAAGCGAAGCTCTTGCAGGCGGAACAGGTACTGTCGGACAAGATCCAGTCCGCGATCCGTGGGCAGGAACTGGTTGCGTTCCAGAACAGTGCAGCGTACACTGGCGGGACTGTAGCCGAGGGGGATCAGATTCGTATGGGCATGATCGCGAGTGCCCAGACGCGTCTAGCTAACGGTGATCTGGAAGGCGCCGCCGCACAGGCGGAGGCCATCCAGCGTCAGTGGGCGACGACGCAGCAGCAAAAGATGATCTGGTCGTTCATCGCAGCGCAGCTGCGACGATTGAACGCGATGCACTGAGGAGGTGCACAACATGACGACTGCATTACTGACGCCGAAGGCCGCCGGTCTCACTCAGCAGCTGGGTGGGAACGTGTTCCGGAAGCAGATCCTGCCGATGGGCGAGATCAGCTACAAGGGCCGAACGGTTCGGTTCGACGACGAGTATCTGACGGATCTGACGACCTCCTTCCAGAACGGAGCGTTCGACCAGGTCGCGTTCCAGCTCGCGGATGCGCAGAACCGGCACACCAACGACCCGGAGCGCATGCGCGGTGAGGTGATCGGTCTCGAGAAGACCGATAAGGGCCTCGACATGATCGTCAAGCTGAGCAACGAGGGTGCGGACTTGATCCGCAAGAACCCGAAGCTCGGTGTCAGTGCGCGTATCATCAACCAGATGAAGCGCGCGGATGGCTCCACCTTCCCCTGTGCACTCCAGCACGTTCTGGGGACGCTCGACCCACAGCTGACGGGTATGGACCCGTGGCAGGCTGTCGAGCTGTCGACGCAGGTCGACGACACGTGGGACTTCTCGAACACGACGTTCCCGGAGCCTGACTCCGAGACCGCGGACTCCGAGAACGAGAACGAGGACGAGGACGAGAACGAGGACGAGGACGCCGAGGACAAGGCAGCGCAGCTCGCGCTCACGAGGCTCTTCGCGTCTACGAAGCCCGAGGAGGTGTTGAACATGTCGGTGACTCGGGCTCCGGTGCTGAACGCGCAGGAGCAGCGGATCCGCGTGCTCGAGCTGGCTCTCTCTGCGCAGCAGTTCGAGGTCGAGGCCCGTGACTGGGTCTCGAAGGGTGTCCCGCCGGCTCTCGTCGCGCTGGCACGCCCGGTGCTGGAACTGCCGGAATCGGATCGGGGTGTGATCGAGCTCTCGAACGGGACGAAGGTCGATCCCGCGACGACGATCCGAGCGATCCTCCAGGAGTGCGTCGGCACGATCGAGCTGTCGACGGAGCGTGGTACGAGCTGGCAGGAGGACGCCACCGCAGCAGAGGACGCGCGCGAGGACGAGCTCCTCGCCGCCTGGAAGATCTGAGGGAGGTGTAACCTATGGCTAACGTTGTTCCTGCGTACGAGTGCGGTCCGATCACGTACGAAGTCAACGCCGCGGTCGTCGGTGGTCAGCTCGTTCAGCTGGACACCGCAAGCAAGATCAAGCCGGCTGTCGCGAACTCCGTCATCTGTCTCGGCGTGGCGACGAAGGACGCGATTCCGGTCTCGACGAACCAGAACCCGACGGTTCCGGGGGTGCCTCAGTCCATCAACCTGTCGCCGATCACCCAGTATACCGCCGTGGCGATGGAGGGTGTGTGGCGCCTGACGAACGGCGGTGGTGGCGCACTGGCGCTGGGTGACCTGGTGGTGTGTGC